AAGCGTTCCATGGTTTGGCCTAGTACTCAATCATCTCAGGACATTGAGTCTACCAAAACTTTGGATCGTTCTATTCTAGGACGACATTATTCAAATAAACATAAATCTGTATCAGATCTTTGGCATCGGACTAAAGAAGAGAGGAGAAAGTATCTTTCCCAACTCGACTCCTGGAGGAAACTCCCTTCGGATGTACTTGATAAGTACGCGAAGGCTCAGTTTAAAGATGTTAAACGTATCATCTACCTCTGGAGATCCATTGAAGTATGTATCATTACTTCAAACCTACAACTTGTAGGGAAACCAATTTGTAAACTCCATTGGAGTTTGTGGCGATGGGTCATCACCACAGCAATCCATTCCTATGATGCTGCTTGCAAGGGATGGAAGAAAGTCTGTCTTCACGTCAGAGACTTCACACAGACTTTAACGTACCGCACTGGCAATAATTTCCCATATGGGTTACCAGGCGGTGTGAATGGTCAGCTCGGACCACTATGGTTTGAGATGTTGCCGTGGCTTAATGATTTTACATTGGCCAAAATCCTTAAAAGGAAGACCATCATTACGGCAAGTATGTTGGAGAAAGTGAATCACTTTATCCAATCGCGCGTTATGCCCCCTCCTCCTCTCACTGAGAGGAGGTTTGACGAGGAGGTACAGGAACTTAGAAAGCAATTTTCTAAGAAACCAACACTAACAACAGTGAGGCGATCACAGGTCGTCAGCGCAACAACGCGCCTGATTAACTATATCAGGAGTAAGGGTGAGGTCCGAACGAGACCCCACCTCTCCCTTAGTGCTACAGGAAAATTCGAGAGTGCTAGGACCGACGGCGGAGGTGCAATATACGCAGCAAGAAAATATCTTGAAAGATTCGTATGGAAAATACCAACAGAATCTTACGTCGGAACTTCATGGTGGGGATGTCCCATCGATGAGTTAGAGGGTATTAAACCCTACAAGACCGTGGCGAGAAACTCGCGGTTACAGGACGGAATTTTATTCCTAACTAATTCGTTCAGGAGCGAAGATGCTCCGGACGAGCTCAATGCTGTCATATTCGCTGAGATCAATGAGCACCGTAAGATTGAAGACCCGTTATTTGGGTTGGATGAGGCATTTCCTCACCAATTACTTCAACTTGCGGTTGAGCAGAACGTTGCCCAGGGGTATATCCCCGGTCCTCCTTGTAAGTGGAAGGATCCTCGAATGAGGAAAGGCTTTGTTCGCAAACCGGTTCATACAAAATTACTTGCACAACCGGAATCAGGTAATAAGGTGAGGTTTCTATCTGAACCACCCACATTTGTTACACTGATGCTACAACCGTTTGGCCACTGGCTTTCGGGTGTAGTCGCAGGCTACCCGGCATTACGCTCGGCTTTCAACCGTTCAATGAAAGGTTGGGATTATTCTGTAGACCTGTCAAGAGGAAGTACACATGTTTATCATGAGACTGAAGGGCTTTCAGTCTACGACCTCTCTGGTGCCTCAAACATGCTCAATAATGAGTTTGTGTCTGAGGTTCTGTCACGACTAATCAATGAATTTTCGACTAGTAGTGAACAGTGTTTCTTCTTCCACCAATGTCTCGCATTGCTATTAGCACCGCGTTACATGCACGTGAAAGGGAACATGAGGGACGACAAACACCGGATAATCCTCACTGAGGATGGTGTTCAAATGTCTGACCCTGGTTGTAAACCAGCTCTATGCTTAGCATCTGTTATAGTAGAGCTCATGGTCTTTAGAGATTTCCTTCGTCCTCCGCCATACGCCGTGGCAGGAGATGATGTTGCAAATTTAGTAACATACGAAAAACATCTTGCGTTGGTTGATACCCACAATGAGCTGGGGCATCAAATTCATCCAACAAAAGCGCAGTGGTCCCAAATTTGGGTTAGCTACTGCCAGGAGGGTTTGCGATTAATACCATCAACAATAAGTTGTGGAACATCGCCTTGGTTACTCGATTATGAGACACAGAGTCTTCATATCGATTGTTTCAAATTACCACTCCTGATGCCTTTTTCATCCGTGGATAACGGAATTGACAGGGAGAGAAATCCCTGTGCTGGAAAAGGAGACGCATTGTGGGGCCAGATTAAGTGCCACAAGCGCCCCGAAGTAGTTGTTCATATAAAGAATACATTCCGTATCTTTATGGCGGACTACTTGGGAAAAGACCCTATGGTTTATCTCCCGCGAATCTTGGGAGGGTTAAATGTTCCCTACTGCGGTGACCGAGAGGAACTCTATAGGAAGATTCTTGACAGAAATGGTACAAGAATCGTTGCCATGTATAACGAATTACGTTATGGGGAGGAAGCCTTCCCATTATTTGGCAGTCTAGCTCGGAAGATGTGCACAGGCGGATCTTCACGAGGTCTGATCGACCCATCGAGTCGATATATGATCATCCAACAAGGAGAAATCATTTTCAGACAATTTAGAGACAGTGCGAAGTCCTTGGAAAGTTTACTCCAGGAGTTACAGGGTCAAAAGACCTTTGCTGTATCCCCCGGTGATGCCAAGCGTTACGCCAGGGCCTCCGGCTACATATCGTTTTCGGAGATCGCTGACTCTTTAGACCGAATCACAGCTATTAGATTATCCATAGCTTGCGCTGCTGGAGCTCTTCCATTCAGCGAGATATCGGGTGCAACTAGGGAAGGAAGACTTCCCTCTCCATCGGAGATTCTCGACGAATTTGTTGACGTCGAGGTTGCCAGGCAAAGTCGTGCATACAAAATTGCAGAGGACTTATTCGACACAACCCCTGAGGATTGTGTTGCCTTCAAGAACTGGATTCTAGAAGGAAATCCGAGTTTCTCGGTGCGCTCCCAAGGACTATGGGTCCCAAAGGAAGCGCTCGTTGATAGCCTAAACGGGATGACTATCGACATGCCCTACCAGCCAAGTAGGACCATACCCGGTTCATTAGAAGACGAGTATGTCGGATCTGAATTTCAGACACCGGCCGCATTTGTGATTTCACGAAAGCGGTTTTGAGTTATCACTCACATATTATTAATATGATAAAATGACTTTGTCATTTAAGGGCGTCCAATCCCATAATGCCTGAGCGGTGAAATTGGACAATTG